GTCAGGAGCGCCCTGATCGTCCAGGAAAAGACCCCCTACCCACGGTGACGCCCCCTAGATGTGCTTTGTTCGTCGCGTCTTGCCGTAACGGGAATGACAGTCGGAACAGATAACTCTTAGGTTTCCAGGCTCGTTCGTACCGCCAAGACTCTGCGGGATAATGTGATCAACCGTCAGGTTCCGATCTCGCGAGCCGCATAGTTCACACCATGGTTGGCGAGCGCGAAGCATCGTTGACAATCGCTGCCATGCATATCCGTAGCCGCGCTGCGCTGTGGTCCCGCGTGCGCCACTGGTCTTAGGTAGCTTGTGTTTTGAACAGCGAGATCCGTTCGTCGGTATCCCGCATGTTAAGCATGGTTGAAGCACGGTGACTCCTCTGCGTCCAGGGCGCCTGCGCTGCCGTGCCAACGGCTGGCATGAGGCGCCAGCTCCTAACCGCAACACCATGCGCGTGGTCTGCGATGTATAAGACAGGGACAGCAAAGCCAGTCCCGTGCGACATTGTATTCCAGGGCGCCTTCATGTCGCGAGGCTTAATGCCCAGCAGAGTCAGCCTAGGTTCGTGATCTGCCTTGCGTGAAGAATACTACATCGCATCTTCACACATGTGTCAGATGTGTGGCACAGGTGTGATCGCGCCATCACTCGCGCCATCACTCGCGCCATCACTGGCGCCATCACGCCCGCCATCACAGGCTGGGCAGAGGCAGTGTTGGTGCAATCAGCTCAGCGATAGCGTCAGTCCCTCGCTCATAGTGATCTTCGTAGACCAGGTGCCACGGTGTCCAGGCTGCTGATCCAAGCACATCCTCTAGCGCACTGACTGCATGGTCAGCCATGGCTAGGTGAACATGGCACAGCTCATGGCAGATGGTCAGTCGCTGCTCATCAGGCTTCTGCTGCCAGAAGAGATTACCGACACGCAGCGTCACGCTGGCTGCCTGGCTATGGACTTCAACATCCGCATACCGATCTTCAGGGGCTACCTCAGCGACCACACTGATCTTCCAGTTCGCAAGGTTCATGAGCGCAGCGCATTCACGGACATACGCCTCTAGCTTGTTCAACTTGTCGGAGCGCGGTGTTACCTTCGCCATATCTCTCCCAATACTTCCGCAATTGCCTACACAGTTTCAGGTGTCTAAGTATTACCCCGCTCCGAAACGCCCGTCTCCGTTGATCCTAGACGGGCTTTTTAGTAACACTAGACCGAATCAGCCGCTTCAGCGTCAAGTTGAGCGTCCGACTTGGAAGCGCCGATCATAGCAGTTGGAGCCTCCTGGTACCTCTCCATGATCAGTGTCAAAGTTCTATCCACTGCCTCAAGCCACGGTTCACGGTGCAACATCAACGGGTATCTCCGACCAATGGCGTCTTGAGCAAGGAAGAGATTCCCACGAGCTGCAAGCAGAGCGCGACCGACCTCAACTGGTCTTGGGTCACCCGCCCTAGCCCTGCATCGCTGAAGTCTCTGGATCGCAGCGCGCATCGGGTAGCGATAGCGCGTGGAGATTGTGGTCTGCTTCGTAGCCTGCTCCGCCTGAGTACCTTCGTTGACATAAGACTCCTCCCTCTCCGATACGGTTGCGAACGCAGCGTGATCAATGAACCCGCTGAACTCTTTTGTCCAGGCTGGGTTGCCACCATCATCCATCTCCTTGGCGCGATGCATTGCCAATGGCAGCGCGTCCAAATGCTTTACGAACCATACGAGCTTACCCGATAGCGTCATGCCCTCATCCTCCCAGCTACTGTCAACCTCTCGCACGGCACGCGCATCGCCATGCCGCTGATCTCTTGCGCTGACTCGTCTATCGCCGCGATCTCTTCACAGCGTTCGCACATGCTAACCCAGTCGTAGTCCATGTCATCTTCTGGATGGCGAATCCAATCCCCCATCTGATGCTTCTGGAGCTTGAGTGCGATCTCTGCCACGGACAGCTGGGCGAGCTTGCGCCATTCGCCGTCATACCGCTCTGCCTTCCAGAAGCTTTCAACCATCGGCTTCGGCGGCTGGAGCGTCTCCTTCTGATCTCTCCTGACCTGTCGCAGCGTCACCGTTCGCCACGCATCGGCTGGCGGCTCACCGTATCGCTGAGTAATCCTGGCTTCAACCTCTTCAGGGACTCTCCGCTCTTCTGAGATGAACGCCAGCAGCGACCGCTTACTGATCCCAAGGGAGTCAGCCATCGCCTGCGTCTGGATTCCACGCTCTCCGTAGCTTGATGGAAAGTATTGATCAATGAGCTGCACCAGGTACCTTCCCGTTAGTGATGAGATCTTCAACATCTTGCCTCCCTAAGTGTGGAGGCGAGTCGGCGTATTCAGCCACCGACTCGCCAGGTGTCTACATATTACCTAAGTGTTTTTCGTGCCTCCTGGTTGATCCTACGGGGTCATTTTCGTAACAGTCCGCGCAAATCTTACGGAATCACCTCAACTTTCACTTTCAACACTCCATGCGACAAAGGCTTGTTCGGTCCAGCGATTGCAGTCCAGGCTGCTGGCGCCAAGTCAATGAGCTTCTCATTCTTCCCAGCCCTGCACTGGCACCAATCTACGACCCAGGCAATGATTGATCTGCCGTTCACCATGTTGGTCACAATGACGCGATACGGCTTCTTGCCCCACCTGAAGTCGCACTTCGCTCCGCACAACTTGCGAAGCTCTGGACCAGCGGCTGCGTAGAACGCGAATGGACCTCCCTCTTGATTTCTCTTTGCTGCTCCAGGTCGCGGCTTCTGCGTGAACCATGCTCCGTTAAGCGACGCGTCGTACCAGGTTGCTTTTCCGATTGCCTTCGGCATCCCAATGAGTTGCGACTCAAGCTTCGTGCGCTCTGGCGCGAATGAGTCGCGCAGCTCTAGCGCTGGCGCGTAGTTCCAGAGTCCGACTACCAGCCCGATGGCGATAGCCAGCAGAAGCGTCACCTCGCGACGCATTACTGCTCCCGCGTCTCCACGCGAGACGAGATGATCGCCCGCTCAATCTCCGCGATGCCAGACACGATCTTGATGGCAGCGGTCACGCCATCCATGTAGCCGCTTGCGTAGTCGGTCTCTCCCAGGATCTTGCCGACCGTCTCGCGATGGTTGATCAGCTTGATGACCCTGGCTTCCACCGTGTCTTCTGCCTTAAGTTTACGAACGGGCATATTCAATCTCCTTCCAGGTAGGTCCGCCATCTGGCTTTTGCCAAATCGTGATGTAGGAATCCAGGTTCGGCTTAACAGCAACTGCATCAAGCCGTGATCGGATGATCTCGCCCTTACCCCTACCGTCTGGGAAACAGTCATCCACGGCGATCACCGCCCCAGGCTCCAACTGGTCCCAGCAAATTGCAAGCTCATCAAAATGGTGGAGTGCCGATCTTGCGGTGCCGTCCCAGTCCATTGAGTCCAAGTAGAGAAGATCAATGTCTTTCTTGTCTTTCATGTACATAAGGTTTTCAACGGAATCGCCGCAAATAATCCGCGCCCCTGGCACAAGACGAAGTGCCGTCTCGCACGCCTGCTTGTCTAGGTCAATAGATGTGAGACTTCCGCCAACCTGAGAGATAACCCAGTCCCAGATCACCGTGCTCTGACCATCGCCGTCCCAATTGTCCCTAGCTCGCACGCAACCAGTCTCTACGATTTTTACTGGTCTTCCTAGCGAAAGAAGGTAATCGCAGATCATCTTGAATGCCTCAAATCTTGGCGTGCCGTACAGCACTGGAGCGAACCTCTGTTCAAAGCTTTCGCTACTCATCCTGCTTCTCCTTTGTGAAGTGCGCGACGAACTCATCAAGAGACATGATCACGATGCTGCGCCGACGCGTGCCAGGTCCAGGGCTATCGCCCATGATCAAGACGCGGATCTGGTCGCTCTTGGCTGGCACCTGGGTTAGCCAGTTCCACAGCCGCTCTGGAAAGCTCTTGCCAACCTTCGTCTGCGCGACGATGCTGCCATCTCCAGATTGCACATCAATCTTCGTACCGAACTGACCGACGCGCATTCCACCAAGCAATGCCGCGACCTCCCTTTCATAACTGTTACCCCTTTGCCTGCTACGGCGTCCGCGAACGCGCTTCGCAGTCATGGCTGGATCTTCGTTCGCAGCCTGGATCTGTTGGTCTTTGAAGTAGCCCATTAGTTTCGTCCGTACTTCTGTGCAAGGTACAAATCCATTTGTTCCAGGCACATATTGCAGTGAACTGATTCGCGATATTGGTCGCGCGTCAGCTTGGCGTCGCATTCAACGCATCGGAATCCGCGTGACCTTACGCGCTTTTGGTGTGGCTTGCCAAGCATCTCGTTAAACATCGCGTCTAGTGGATTCTTTGCGCTACGCATGTGCAACCTCCTCTAGCTTGTGGGTTCCTCTTTCCCTATTTACCTTGTATCCGTTTGACTTGGCATCGCGCTCCCAGGAATCCATTGACCGTCGCACCCCTGCGCCGCGCGCAGCGTCTGCAAAGTCTCCCGTGTAGCTGTACATGTCCTGAGCGCAGTCCGCCACATCCAGGAGTTCCTGGAGTTGGAAGACTGTTGGCACGAACTTTTTTTGCGAACTAGCTGCGATGTAGAGAGCGTAGAGTTCCTGAAACTGTTCGTCGGTTAGGTGCTCGCAGTCTCCGCACGATGTGCGATCCACCGTTCCGAACAGGTGCGTCTGGCTAAAGCTAGTGCCTTCCATGTAGCTTGCGAGTGCGGCGCCGATCTTGATTGCCTTGAACATTATCGCTCCTCCTTCATGTAGTGCTGTCGGCGGAGTGAGTTGAGTGTTGACTTGGCGCTGCTCTTGACTGAGCGCTCTTCCCACTCGCCCATGTCATATGCGTAGTGGTAAGCGTCACTCCAGAGTTCGTCAATCGTTTCTTCGGTCATCTTTAGTGTGACGGTGAGCTTGTTCCTGGAGATTTCTTCTGAAGTAAAGTCCAGGTCTCGTGAGAAGTGATCGTCCCAGAAGATTGCTGGGACCTTCAGGATGAAGGTCTCTGTTTTAGTAGCTACCTGGTCTGCCATTTTCTGTACCTCCTTTTTCGGGAGAGCTGTCTTCTCTCCTCTGGTACAAGTGTACAACACCCCTGCTACCATTGTCAACCCCTATTTTTGAGCACGATTTTTACTTGCCCCAGCAGTTGCGATGCCACCAGGTCCATCGTTCGGTGAATCTGGCTGAAGAATAATCGCGCGACAAGACGCGCAAAGAATCTTGCAGCTTCGCAATTTCAGAATTGCATTTCACACAAGGTCGCACCGACCAGGAAACTTTTCCTTTAGTTTCCGCAGTCTTGGCAGGCTTCTTCGGCGCCATGTTCACTCCCTTCATCCGCAATGATTAGCCTGTGCGTTGCAACATGCACCGCATCTTCTACATCGGAACCCTGGTACGCAAGCTCTTGACCATCGGCATCAACAAGAATCACGGCGGTTCCAGATTCAGTCTTGACCACGCCGTCAAATTTGTAGCCCATGTTTTCCGCGAGTCGGTTCAGCGTCTTGAAATCTTCTTCGCGCGTCATGCTCACTCCTTCACGCGAATGCTTCGCGCGATGCGATCAGTCTTTGAGATCCTTCCATCCTTTGCCAGCGCGTACAACTCTCGCTGCACTGTGCCGTGCGAAAGATCCAGGATGTCCACTAGCTCTCTGACAGTCGGCGCGTAGCCGTTCTGCTTTACGAACTCGCGGATCGCCTTCACCATTTCATGCTGTCTTGTCATGCCTCCTCCTCTCCTGTCATCCACTCATGCAGTCTCACAAATGTCTGGTTCGCGTCAAGGTGTGTCGTATCAAGTGACAGGTCAAAGCTGACCTTGTTCCATTCCTGTTCGGTAATGTCTTTCGGTCGGATGACGCCACCACGCACGCGCCAGTTTCGCTTTGCCGCGTCAGCGTTCAGCTGCACGATCTTGAAGTTGCGGTTGAGCGCGCGAAGGAAGTCCACCTCGCGGACCAGGCGCAGATCATCTACGACCACGCTGCGTCCCATCATCTTCGCGCCTTCATACTTTCGCAGCCACAGCTTCAGCCAGGCATCTTCGTCAACCGTTCGGATCGCCGCACCAATGTCCTGGTACAGCTCGCGACCCTGGGCAAGCCAAAACTTTCCGTTGCGTGTCGTATCAAAAAGATTGCCCTTCTGAATTCCTGGATAGAACTGGTTGGCAATTTCCTTCACCGCATCCGCAATGCCAATGCGGACATAGTTCCGATGTTCAACCAGGTTCAGAGCCAGCGTAGTCTTTCCAGAGCCTTGTGGTCCAATGATCGCAATGTCGGTCATTTGATTTCCTCCAAGTGATCCAAATGTTCCAGGTGTCTAGACATTCGCCAACGCATTTGCGTGGCTCTCCGTTGATCCTACGGGGTCATTTTTCTGCACATCGCCCCAAAACTGGCGAATCGCAGCTTCGTCCAGGAATTGGCGGACTGGCACCAACCGACCGACATGCAGCCTAAGCCGCGTGCCGTGTCCGTAGTCATGCTGCTCGCACTCGCGCATGAAGCGCGCGCGGGAGCAGACGCCACCGACGCGGAAGGTGCCGTCAACTGGATGTCGGCGGTCCCCCAGCATCTGAACCAGGACAGCCGCGTCAGCTTTGAATGCCGCCGCATCGTCAAAGATCAGATCGGTGAGCGTTGATGTCTTGGCGTCCCAGGTCAGACCGAACGCCGTAAAGTCGGCGCCGCTGTCTCCAGCGTGACCGATCTCCCAGTTCAAGACATCGTAGTCCAGCCCGAACGCGGTTACTGCCGCCATCTCTCCCAGCCTTCCCATTAGGTCCACAGCCTCAGAGCTGCTATGTCTGTCATACCACTTATCTTTGACCAAGTGTTCCACCTTAAATGCCTGCTTCGCAGCAGTCCAGTCCAAGGCTCTCTTCAAAGAAGCTGGCGTCAAAGTCACTTCAGTCCAGTTCATTTCAATCCTCGCTTCAGGATATTTGCAATAGTTTCTGGCTTATTAAAAGAATTAAGTCTCATGTCTCTTGTATCTTGTCTCTTGTCTCCTGTCTCTAGTCTCGCGCCGTTATTCCGCGTGACATCTGCCGTGACATGTCCGTTATCAAAACGCACTGTATCCGTGACAGACCTCTCCCGATGGCGCTGCTGTCGGAGGGCTGCGGTCGGATCAATCTGGAACTTCGCCCAGTTATCTACGACCACCCGACCATCCTCTTCCTTCACTAGCCCAGAGCTGAAGAGCGTCTTCAGGTGCCGATGCAACCGCTGAGGGATCAGCGCCTTTAGATGTGCTACCGATGCGAACCCACCCTGGGGCTTCTGCCGCTTCGCCATAACCCAGATGGTCATTACAAGTCGGAACTCTGAATCGTTTAGCACCGCGATCCGTGAGTCTTCCAAGTAGTCCGTGTACAACTTCAAATACTGTCCGCGCATGATGCCTCCACTTTCTTCAACTGCCTTCCAAGTTTCAGGTGTCTACATACCTGAATTGATTTTCTCAAGCCTCTCCGTTGGTCCTACAGGGTCTTTTTCGTAACACTTCACCGATTTGGGCGTTGGCGCCAGGGAAGACAGCCCTGGCGCCAACTGAATCAAAACGGAAGATCGCTGAGATCCTCCTCTGGGACGAGACGCACTTCAGGCGCCTTTGGCTGAGAAGCTCCAGAGATTGGATTCTCCTTCAGCCAGGCGAACGATGGCTTCTGCTTGCAGTAGCCGCCAGCATCCTTCGCGCCGCATGTGTAAAACGGAGCGTAGGGCTTGTTGGTTGACTTACTGATCCCGCCTGGGCGCAGCTGCCACGGGCTTCCGTGAATCGGGCATGACCCGCCTGGTCCGCCGCTCAACGAAGAGAGCGCAGCCTTCACCTGTTCAGGGTTGGCGAAGTCGGACGCAATGTCAGCGATGCGGTCAGCGATTGGCGCTGGTCCGCTTGACTGAACAATTGGATCCGCCACTCGCTCTGGAGAATACAGGTCGCGTGCCACACCTAGCTGCACGGCAGCGCGACGCAAGGCATCTGACGCCGCCGACTTCAGTGCCTCTGGGTCGCGATCTGAATTCGGATATCCGAAATCAGAGTGAATGACTGTAGCGTCACCGATCTTTGCGGTGAGCGTACCCTTCACAACTGAACGAGCCAGGTCAGCGACGCCAACATCAAATGACCAGTTGCCGATTCCCAGAACTTCGGTCAGCCGCTCAGCGACTGCGCGCGAGTCCACATATGTGAAGACCATCCCGCCTGGTCCCTGGCGCTTCTTGAGCTGGCTATCCGTGAACGGTGCCGCCAATTGTTCTGCGATCTGCTTAAGGTCTGCCATTTTCTTTCCTCCTACTTTCTTCAATTACCTTGCCGATTTAAGGTGTCTATACCTTCGGCACTTATTTCGCGAGCCTCTCCGTCCGTTATAGACGGGCTTTTTTGTAACTAATCCGCCAAATCGTCGGTTCGGTACCTAAACACGCGCACACCTGAAACCTCCTTTGTGTTGCGCGCAATCACTTGCTCTGCTGTCTCAGCTGCCCCAAGACCGTTCAAGATCTTCACCGACTCTTCTGATACCGCACGCCAGTCTGTCTTGACCGACGGTGCGTTCGCCTTCCAGCTGGCTCGCCAGCCGCGACCCACCATACCAGCCGCGCTGCCGATGCGCTCCTTCATGGCGATGCTTAGGTTCGCCAGCTCTTGATCAATGAGCCTGGACTCGTACGACCGCTCTGCGTACAAAGCGGCTACGCGCTCCATGCCCTCGTCAGCCTGAATCCACTCTTCAGTTTCTTGCGGGCTAACCTTGGCGAGAACATCCGAATCGCGACCATCCAGCTCTGGAGGCGTGCCTTTAGCGAGCGCCTCACGGAACGCCTCTGCCTTTCGGAACATCTCCGTCTGCAATCCAATGTCCGCGCGGATGGTCTCTTCGCGAAACACGAGACCACCCAGGAGAGCAGCCACCGTCATCTCGCTGAAGCCAGAAACGAACAGCTGCCACTGGCACTGAACCTGGACGAACTCTGGAATTCCGATCCGCCAGAGCGGACTGGAAGATGTCTTGATCTCCACAATGTGATCTTCGCCCTGGACCATCCGATCAATAGAGCACATCGCCCACGGCACATCCTTTACGCGGAGGATTCCGTTGCTGCGACGCAGCTTCTTGCCTTCATGCTGCGACTCCCACCATGTCGCGACTGCATCCTCCAGGATCAGTCCACGGTGCGCCGCATCACCAACTGGCTCTGGCTCTACGAGACCAGCCTTCTCGCAAAAGAGCTGGTAGCGCGTCTTCCACGGGCTGACGCCCATGATGACCGCCATGTCGGTCGCAGTGATTCCCTGCTTCCGAAGTTCCAGCCACTGGTCAGAACCTTGCGGGGCTGACACGAATTCATACTGTCTCATTGCGCCTCCTTTGTTTTCCCTAACTGCCCTGGCAATCCCAGGTGTCTACATACTCCCAATACTTTTTGCGTGCCTCTCCGTTGCGCGTAGACGGGCATTTTCGTAACACTTCACGCCTTTTCCCGTTTTCGGTCTTTCTTCGCCCATCCGTCTCCGACATACTGCGCCGACACATTTGAGATCCGTAGCTGCATCCAGTGTTGGCACACGGGACAGCGAAGCTTCGGCTCGTCGCTGATCGGCAGCATGACCTCTTCGGAGTGACCGCAAGAGCTGCAACCGAATTCATAGATCGGCATTATCCGTACACCGCCATGACCAGGAGGAAGACCAGACCGATTGCGAGCAGCGTGATCGCCAGTCGCTGTGACCGTTCATCCCCCATCGTCTCCAGGTCTCGCTGGTAGCTGCTCTGCTTGAGCGGCATGTTTCGGTATGTGATCGGGACCGTGCGTCGGCTCCTGCTCATGACATTGACCCCAGAGCCAGCAACAGGACCATTGCCAGGAGTCCCATTGCCACGGTTGCGATTTCAGCTAGCGTCTGCTTGATCATAGGTCCACTGCCCTCCCTGACTTCGTAACCCGAAAGTAAAACTTCGGGGCTTCATCTGGAATGCTCGCCTTGCACGGCTTGCAAATCCGCGTATAGATATTGTTGTTATCGGCTGGAACCTGGACCGACTTGCCACACTTCCAGCAATCTGCCTTGACCTTCATGCTGTCACCTCCATCTTTTCTGCCTCTGCTTCAAGGGCTGCCTCTGCCATCATGCCAACCATATTGCCGCAGTCGCATTCGCGGTACTCAATGGCGCACTGGTCACCGTGGCAAAGCGACACGCCATCGGCGCGAATCTCGCACTCGTGAGACGGAACAAGATTAGCTTCGTCGTAGCGGTTGACTGCCGCCTGCATCCAGAATGCAAGGGAGTTGACACGCCCAGCATCCTTCCATGCCTGCTGACTTCGCTTGTAGTCCACGCCCTCCAGGTTGCGCGCAGCATCAAAGAGCATCAACGCGGCGTCGCGAAGATTCTCACTGGCTGTCTCAATCTTGTCGCGATTATCTTCCGTGACCTGAGTGTTAAAGCTTGGCTTTCGTCCTGCCATTTTGTGTGCCTCCTTCTGTCTTCCGCCCCGCCTGGATTTTCCAGGCGGGGCTGCTTAGCTACTTAGCGATTTGCCTTTGACTTGTCACCATAAAGAGTGCCATGCTCAGCGACTGCATACACTGGAAAGAAGCCATCCTTCTTCTCAGTGTGATACTTGCAATACTTGGTCACACGCCCACTCACAAAAAACATGGTGATGGTTGCAGTCTCAAGGCAGCCCTTCTTGCTGCAAAGGATCGCACCATTAAGTGCAATCCGATCAGCAGGAGTCTGCTTCGTTGCAACAGTCACCACATCCGTCCTGGTTGTTGGCTTGGTCATTGCGTTCCTCCTTTTGCCTTTCGGACCAGCTGTCTTCTGGTCTCTAGAGAGACTGTACAGGCGTACCGCCTGGGCTGTCAACCCCTAAACCCAGGGTCTGGCAATGAATATTTTTTATCCAGTCTGGATTGTAACAATACTGATCTCGTCTAAGTCGATTGTTACAATGTAGCAATCCCAGGAAAATAGGGGCTTGACAGCTGCCTGGTACGGGCGTACCTTATTGGTATCGGGAAGACAGCCCGAACAAAAAGGAGGAAGAAAATGACAAAGTTCCAGGAGCTTAAGGGGCTGATCAAGACAGGTGGATGCGAGCTGTGCAATGGGCTGACAAGAATTGAAGCTGGCAGCCGCAACATCAACATCGTTGCATGTGAGCACAACCTTGCAGATGTGTGCGAAGCACTTCAGGAAGCTGGCGTCTTCGCAGCAACAAGGTTTGACGCGTTCAGGAAGAAGACAGCAGCAGAGATTCGTGATGGCGCCTGGGAGGGCGGAATGTTTGTAATCGCAAAGGAGGCAATCTAATGCCAAGCAAGAAGACTTGCAAAAGCTACAACAGGATTAGCTTCAAGCCATGCACCGTATGGGCTGCAAAGGGCAGCGATTATTGCAGGATTCACGCAATCCGCATCGCGCAAGAGGCACAGGCAATCGTCCGAAAGGAGGCAATCTAATGGCTAACTTCGCAAGGCAGCAGAGCTTCGCGCATTACAAGCTGCCAGTGCTACACAAGTTCGGCGTCATGCGCGACGCCAAGGATGGCGGTCTCGCGTCTAAGTGCAAGTGCGGCACCTGGGTATTCGGTGAGACCAGTGGTCCGCTCTGCCGCGCAAAGGATGCCCACCTTGCAGAGCAGGAGGCTCTTCGCGTTGCTGAGATCCTCAAGAATGCGGGGTCACGATAATGAGCTGGCGCGATAGCCTCACAACCGAACAGCGCGACCTGGTTGCACGCCAGGAGGCTGCATACGCCGCGCGCCGCGCCGCGACGCGCAACACGCCAGACTGCCTCAACTGCGAAGGTTGGTGGAACGCATCTGGCGCTGACGGAATCACTTCCGAAATCGTCACATGGTGCGACTGCACCAACGGTCAGGCACTAAAGGCGAGCTACGCGACAGCCCGCCAGCAGTATTTGGCTGACCTGGAGTTCCAGGCGCAGAAGAAGGCAGCCGAAGCTGCGCGCCGCGCCAAGGCTTGCACGCGCTGTGGCGGCTCTGGAATGTACGGTCATCACGGCAGCTGCTTCCGCTGCAACGGAATAGGTGTTGATCCGAAATATCTGAAGAAATAGAAATGGCGCCCTGGACGCGGTGCGGGAGGCACGCGACGCGTCCAGGGCTGGACTGGTCCGCCTTACGGCTCGCCAGTGTAGTCATCGGGCAGAGAGTTCGTTTCAGCCAGGTCTACTACGACCCCGATACAGCCGATGCAGATGCTGTGCTCTGCAACCAGCTCTATGCCAGTGGCTAAATCCCTGCCTAGTACAACCGTATTGAAGTAATAAATGCGACCAATCTCTCCACATACATCGCAAATACCTTCACTGCTTTTGCTCCCTACGCTGTAAGGCACGGCAAGACCCGAAGGTCATCCCAGAACCCGCCGCCTACGGTCAGCGTGAGGATGCCAGCTGGCGCCGACGCGCCCTGGGTTTCAGTGAACCATTGCGATCCGCCGTCCAGTGACGGAGCCTGGATGAATGTCCTAGCTCCAGACTGCTGAACCACGAGATGGTGCAGATGCCCAGCCAAGAGCAGCGAGCTGTCTCCAGTCCGCTGCAAGCCCAGCGCCTGCTTCGCCCACCATGTCAACGGATTGCCACGGAATTGGTGACCGTGCGCCATCCCGACAATGGTGCCGCATACATCTAGGGTCATGGTCAGATCATTCTTCGGGAAGGCGAACTTCACATGGTCGTAATCGGGATTTGCCCGAACTACTTCAGCCGCCTGCTCAAAGACCGCGACATCATCATTGTCACCGAAGGTCGTAAAGGCTTTGCCGTTACGCCGATTCTCACCGTGATTGCCTGGAATGGCTGCGACGATTATCTCTGGCGCGAACCGCGCCCAGCTGGTAATCGCCTTTACCAGCAACCTCCGTGCGACCGTGATCTGCTCGCGCCGATCTAGGTCTGTCTGAAATGCCTGCATGTCGTAATGCCCGTCGCAGCTCTCTACGACATCGCCAAGCCCTACGACCACAAGCCTAGAGAGCGGACGCCCAGTCTTCACTAGCTCTTTCCAACGGGCTTCCACCTCGTTGATCCCAGCCAGGAATCTTGCGACGATGCCAGCGGTTCCGCCGCCCTCGCCCTTGCCAAGCTGTAGGTCGCTGATTGCGACAAGCAGCGCCAGCCCCTCTTCGCGAACGGCTGGCTTTGTGAATTTATGTTTCTTAATCTCCTGGATCAGCCGCTCCATGTCCGCGTCTTCCGACACGGTGCGCTGGATGACTTTGCCCTTCCACTGTCGGTTGAGCTGACCTAGCGGATCGCCCCAGACATTGAAGAGCACTGGCTCCACAACCTGGAACCTCTCTGGGTCCAGACCCCATACCTTAAGGATCGTGTCCCAATCGGGCGCATTTGCCGCTGGGAGCGCCCCAGTGACGATGGTTCCCTCTTTGCCATCCCAAGCAACCCCTGGCTCCCAGCCCTGTGCGTGATGGCGCGTAGGCGGCTTTGGCTCATCCACCTCGTTCTGGACGGCGAGGACTTCCTCCATCGCCTTATCTAGCTGGCTCATCGTGGACACTTGCACTGCCCACGGCGGTGCCTATTCAGCGTGTGATCCTGGATCTCGTATTTGTACGCTATCCGTATCGCTTCGCTTAGGTGCCTTTTGCTGCGCGTTTTGTCCGCGAGCGCAGCAATAACTGCAACTCGCTCTTCGTCATCCAGCGCGGCGAGCAGTAAGCCAACCGAACACGGCGGTCCCTTGCGGACCTTACTTTGCGCCCCAAGCGCATCGTCCAATCTAGCCATGGTGTGCCTCCCACTTTCAAGCCTGCTTTTGCAGGCACCATGATCATAGGTATGTCGCTACTTCTTTGCTGTCTTATCCGTGGAGCCAGCGCCCACGCCGTACCTAGAGTTAGACGGGTCCAGGTAGGTCTGAATGACCTGGAGGCACGAAGCGAGACCAGCTGAGAGGATGACCTTGAATCCATCGCCATCCAGGTCCAGGAGCGGAATGCCCATCCCCAGCGCCACCGAAATAGACACCGTGAGAAATGTACGGGTACCGTCAAGCAGCGCCTCATCAATAGCCGTGCGAGCGAATACATCCTTAATCCAGTTCATCATTACTCCTTATGTCTAACGATTACTACATGCTTGAACGCAGGACCAGGCTTAGAAGCTGCGATCTGTCGCAGCTGATCTTCCGTGACCTTCACGGCAAACTGTTCCTTGCCCTTGCCAGAACGCGTGGGGCATGCCCACTGCCAACCCTCAACGGGATCCCAGCCCCCAGCGGTCATGTGTCCATACCCAGCATCCAATATTTTTTTATCTTTCTTAGCCCAGTACGAAGCCCAAGTTGTATGCCACTTGCTAATCTCAACGCCAGCTGGATATTCAATTGGCTGCTGCACATGAATGATTAGCCCAGCGCCAGCCTTTGCAGACTCAACCACATCGTCCCAGGAGTCCGCGTAGCGAGCCTTGCCGCCAAGCTGCTTCACTGTTTTGATTAGATCGCCAAGCGAACTGCCATTATCCGACACGCCATCGCGATCTACCTGACCAGTCGCAGCCTGCTTCGCCTTAATGCCATCCGCCGCGCTTAGGTTTAACTGGTAATTACTTGCGTATGAAAGCGCAGCCGCAGCGGAGGAAGGTCCGCAGTCATCTAATACGCCGCCTTTTTCCATGTGATCAAGCTGCGATTTGACTTGAAATTTAGGCACTTGCGGACTCCTTCTTGACATATACGGCTACTGCGCGAGCTGCATCCTCAAAGCCAAGAGCGGCGCTGATTGGATGACCAGCGGTTACGCCCTCTGCGTAGTAGTTTCCATCGTCTGCAAGCTTCCAGAGTGTGCCGCCGAATGCGCTGTTATCGTCATTAGGGACAAGCGCGACCCACTCACCTGGAGCGGTATCAACGCGAGTCCATCCCTGTTCGTGAAGCTCTTCAATATAATCCGCGCTACGCATCGTCCCCCCATCTCAACGGTCCAGTGGCTATCCAGAGGATCGTTAGTAGAATAAATAGTGCGCCCATGCTTTCCTGGGTAGTCCCAGACGGGAGCACAATTACTGCAAAAAGCAACCCAAGTATTGTGAAGGATCCGCCTACAAGGTCCAATATAATAGATTTAAATTTCTTAAACATTATCGGCGTCCCTTTCTGCTGCTGCTGTTTTGATTGCCTCCCGCGCCGCCGCCGCCGCTTCCGCCAGATTGCCTAGCTGCGTTAGATGCGGCTGCTGTAATGCTTGCGATTTGACTAGACACAATTGCGACCGCTGCTGGCTGTGCAGCCTCACGCTCTTCCGCGTCAAGATCTTTCCCGATTTCTGTGATTGCCGCTAAGTCACCAACAAAATCCGCAACTGCTTCCGCCGCAGCTCCAGCAATCTCCGCCACTGCTTCTACGGCAGGCGGCACAGCGGGCTGTTCTGGCTCAGGAGAAGGAAGGCTAGTGGGATCAGGAGAAGGGGCAAGAGACGGCGAATCACTTGGCTCCATGGTTGGAGCTTCCGTCGGTTCTGGAGAGGAAGACGCGGCGGGAGGATCCGTGGGTCCAGCGGTTGGTGTTGGCTCAATCGTCACCTCTGGAGTTGGCTGAGGCGTTGGCTCAGGGGTTGGCTCAGGCGTGGGGTCAGGGGTCGGCTCCACGCTTGGATCGGGCGTAGGAGGCTCTGTGGGCGTCGGAGACGGGTCCTGCGTAGGTTCTGGCGTCTGAGTGGGTTCTGGCTCTAGCGTTGGCTCTGGAGACGGCGTAGGGCTACCTACAGCCCAGGTCGTATTGCTGACTTGTAAGAAGCCCGATCCGCAACAGGAGTCAGTGCTTAGAATGCGGAATCCGAAGATTCCGCCTGCGGCGATGTACACGGATTGACTGCCGCTCTGTTGCAGCGGGTTATATCCAGCCTGGTTCCAGATCGCCAGATCAATCCAGCTTTCATCAAGAAGCATCTGCGCGCGGTCGTAGAAGGCGCCATCGCTTGTCCAATATGACCAGTCAAAAGAAACTGTTTCGCCAACGGATGAATCTGTCGTTAGTCCCGTTACGGTATTTTGCCACGGGTAACCAGGTCCAGCGTTGTTGCTACCTTCAATCAAGATCGTGCCGTCTGTTAGCGTGATTGTTCCGTTGGAATCAATCTGCTGGTCCCACTCATCGGCGCTATCAATTGCGTAAGCGTTCGCAGCAAACGGAAAAAGAGTAACGAATACCAGCAGGAACGCTAGTGTTCGCCTATTCACTTGCCGCTAGATAGCCAAGAAGTTACGCCAGCTAGACCACTGATTCCTAAGAGGGCGATTACGAACTTGGCGAGCCGATACGCACCGCGAGCCTCTGCCAGTTCTACGCGAACGGCAGACAGATCAGCTTCAATGCGATCTAGTCGCTCAACGATTGAATCAACTTGGCTCTTGGTCATTCTGGATCAGCGGGAGTTTCTTCGTCTGTAGTGCGTGATGGGATGCTGACCGTCTCGTCAATCACAGGAGCGACCCACCCAGCACGAGCAACCAAAGCCGTGCCGTTCCAACGGTATTTTGCGTGAGAGT